TTCGATGGTATTCCAATCTTCTTGGCTTATGGTCTTGATGACAACAGAGGTCTTTTAACTCAGTCTTCTAACCTACACTTCGCTACAGGTCTTCTTTCTGACTTGAATGAAGTTAAAGTTATTGATATGGCAGACCTTGATGGTTCTCAAAACGTACGAGTAATTATGCGTTTTACTGCAGATGCTAAATACGGATTTGCAGGAGATTGTGTTACTTACGGTGTAACTAACTCAGCTAACTAATCTTAACCAATAAAATAACGAGGGTGGTGGAATATCTACCACCCTTTTTTTATAATATTTAAAACTTAAAAAAATGAGCTGTGATATTGCAAACGGAAGAATAGAGCCTTGTAAAGATGCGGTAGGTGGTTTAGATGCTATCTACATTATCAATTACGGAGACTATTCTTACCCAGTAGATTTAACGTATAACGCTACCAACACGGATGTTATTGATGACATTAACAACGTAACAAACGTGTATAAATTCGAACTTAAAGGAACTAACTCTTTTGAGCAAACGATAAACTCTTCAAGAGACAACGGAACCACTTTTGTGGAGCAGGTTTTAGTTGCTAACTTAAAAAAGCAAGATGTAGCTACACATAAAATGGTTAAGTTACTTGCTTACGGACGTCCTCACATTATCGTAAGAAACAGAAACAATCAGTTCTTTCTTGCAGGTGTAGAGAGAGGAATGGATGTGACTGCAGGTACTATCTCTAACGGAACGGCACTTGGGGATTTTTCTGGGTATACTTTGACGTTCACAGGAATGGAGAATATCCCTGCAAACTTCTTGAATTGTTCAACTGAGGTAGGGCTTAAAACAGTTCTTTCTAATGCGAACATTGTAACTGTATAGTTTTTCTTTCATAATAGTTGGATTAGGGTAGCTTCGGTTGCCCTTTTCTTTTTTAAAACAATATCGAAGTGTTTAAGTTAATATAGTATGATAGTATTAAATGTATCAGCTACAAGCCAAATTATTAGCTTCATTCCACGAGAGGAAAGCTATGATACTTTGGAATTAACTGACGAGCAAACAAATGATACGACTGAAGTAGAAATATTGGATTCTGTAGTAGGAGAATATTACCATACTATAGAAGCTATATTTGATTTAGTTGAAAATCATTTCTATATGTTGGTATTAAAAAACGGAAGTGACATAGTATTTAAAGACAAGGTATTCTGCACTAATCAACCTATAGTATCTTTCAGCGTTAACAATGGGCAGTATACATCTTCTACTACAACAAACGACTTTATAATTTATGAGTAATCTACACATCTTAAATTTAGCAAAATACGAAGCACCTGTCATTGAGGAATCAAAGAAGAATGAATGGGTAACGTATGGAGAAAACAACTCTTACTATCAGTTCTTAATTGATAGATATAAAAATTCAACTACTAATAACGCTATTATAAACAATATTAGCCGTTTGGTATATGGCAAAGGTTTAAGCGCAGTAGATGCTTCTAGAAAGCCTAACGAGTATGCTCAGATGATGTCTATGATTAACGCAGACGATATGCGTAAAGTAGTATTAGATTTTGAGATGTTAGGACAAGCAGCGTTTCAAGTACATTATTCTAAGGATAGAAGCAAAGTATTAAAGGCATATCATATTCCTGTGCATCTTTTAGCACCTGAGAAGTGCAATAAAGACGGACAAATCGAAGCCTATTACTATTCTGATAATTGGGAAGATTTAAGAAACTATGCACCTAAAAGAATTCCTGCATTTGGATTCGGTAATGAGCAAGTAGAAATAATGTTAATTCAACCTTACTCGGTAGGAATGAAATACTTTAGCTATGTAGATTATCAAGGTGGAATCCCATACGCAGTATTAGAAGAAGAGATTTCAAGCTATTTAATTTCTGAGGTTCAGTCTTCATTTAGTTCACGCACGGTAGTAAACTTCAATAATGGGCAACCAACACCAGAGGAGCAAGATATTATCTCTTCTAAGGTTATGTCTAAACTTACAGGCGCAAATGGACAACGAGTTATCGTAGCATTTAATAACAACGCTGAAAGTAAAACTACAATAGATTCTATACCGGTAGACAATGCACCCGATTTATACAATCAGTTAAGTGATGAGTGTATGCGTAAGATTATGTTATCACATAACGTTACAAGTCCTTTGCTTTTCGGTATTGCTTCAACAAATGGCTTTAGTTCAAATGCGGATGAGTTACAAAATAGCTTTGTGTTGTTCGATAATTTAGTTATACGACCAAAACAAGAAGTATTACTTAGTGCTATTGATAGAATCTTAGCAGTTAACGGAATCAGTCTTAACCTATTCTTTAGAACTCTTAAACCACTTGAATTTACAGATTTAGAGAACGCTCAAACTGAAGAGCAAGTAGCAGAAGAAACAGGAACGCAGTTAAGTTCACAAGACGATTTTATATCGAATGCGTTAATTGAGAAAGGAGAAGAGCCTAACCAAAATTGGCTTCTAATAGACGAATACGAGGTAGACTATGATAATGACGATAAAGAGAATGAAATGCTTTTAAATGGCGTTAAATTGTCTTTATTTGATAAGATAGTAAACTTAGTTAGTACAGGAACTGCAAGACCTAATTCTAAATCGTCACAAGACGAAATTATAGATGGTGTTAAGTTTATTACTCGTTATGTTTATGCAGGAGATACTACAGAAAAAAGTAGAAAGTTTTGTAAAAATATGATTGCAGCTAATAAGATTTATCGTAAAGAAGACATACTTCAAATGGGTAACCAAATAGTTAATGAAGGTTGGGGTCCACGAGGAGCAAATACTTACGATATTTGGCTTTACAAAGGTGGTGGTGGTTGTCATCACAGATGGAATAAACGAGTATATGCAAGTTTTGAAGGTGCGGGAATAGATGTAAACAATCCTAACGCACGAATTATAGCAGGTAAAAAAGCAGAAGAATTCGGTTATGTAATCAAGAATCCATCTTTAGTATCTACAAGACCTATAGATATGCCGAACAAAGGATTTTTACCAAAAGAAAAATAAACAATGGCGGAAGCACTTTTAATATCAAGAACAGACTTAGTTAAATTTACTGCGGTAAATGCTAATGTAGATACAGATAAATTTATTCAGTTTATCAAAATAGCGCAGGATGTACACATACAATCTATGTTAGGTACAGACTTGTTGAATAGAATCAAAGATGAAATTACTTTAGCTACGTCAGGAATTCCAACGGCAATAACTGTAACAAATCAAGGAACAGGTTATACAACGGGAACAGACAGAAGTACAACAAGCGCAACGGGAACGGGTTTAAAATTAAATATTACTGCTGCGGCAGGGTTAATTACAAACGCTACAATAAACACGGCAGGAACGGGTTATAAAGTTGGAAATACTGCAACGGTAGCAGGTGGTACAAATGGAGCCGTAACAATCAGTTCAATCTATACAATACCAAGCGCGTATAACAATCTTTTAATTGACTATATAAAGCCTATGCTCATTCATTGGGCGATGGTAGAATATTTACCTTTTGCAGCTTATACAATCGCTAACAAAGGAGTATATAAACACGATTCAGAGAACGCTACTACAGTAGAAAAAAACGAAGTAGATTTTTTAGTAGAAAAGCAAAGACAAATAGCACAACACTATACACAAAGATTTGTAGATTATATGTGTTTTAATATGGCATCTTTCCCAGAGTATAATTCTAATTCAAACGGTGATATGTACCCACGAGGAGAGAATAACTTAAATGGGTGGTATTTATGAAGAAGTACAAGGTAAAAGAAAACAATATACAAAAGTTAAAGTTATACTTAAAGAAAGTAGAGAAAGATGAACACAATAGGATGGGGACAAGGCGTTCTTAACACGATTAGTTGGGGAGCAGATGGAAGCAGTGGTGGTTTAGAGACTACTAATTTACTTTCTGAGAATTCTGATTTCTTTGTTACAGAAGCAGAGGACTTTCTTATAGATGAGACATTATTTAATAGCGGTGGATTTGGAGCAGTTTATGACGCTTCTTCTTCTGGCGAAACATTATTAGAACGATAAAAAATACAAAATGGCAGAAAAGAAAATAAGTGAACTAACGGCTAAAGGCGCAGCACTTGCACCAACGGATTTAATGGTTATATCTGAGGTTAGTGGTGCATCGTATATTACTAAAAGCATTACAGGTGCAAACATCATTAACCCACGAGTTCAGTCTGTTACGAGTTCGGCTACGGTTACTGCTACGTCTTTGAATGATTTAGTTAGAATTACTGCTCAAGCTGCGGCACTTACTTTAGATAACCCAACAGGAACTTTCGCTGAAGGACAAGCATTAATATTTAGAATCAAAGACAACGGAACTGCAAGAGCAATTACATTCGGTGCTAAGTTTAGAGCGGTAGGTGTTACTTTACCAACTACTACAACAATAAGCAAAACAACTTATGTCGGATGTATCTATAATTCTACAGACGATAAATTTGATGTTATAGCTTCTTTAACTCAAGCATAATGTATTACGGATTATTAGGATTAGCGAGTAATAAAGTTCCTGCATTCACTGGATTGCTTGATACCTATTCAGGTTCATCAGCAGCTTATTCTGCTGCCCGTAGATTATCATCTACTTATACAGGTGCATTAATTAGGGTAAGACGTTCATCTGATAATGCAGAACAAGATATAGGATATGACGGAAGCAATGTATTAGATGAATCTGCACTTACTACATTTGTAGGGGCGGGTAATGGGTTTGTAACTACTTGGTACGACCAAAGCGGGAATGCTAGACATCAAAGTCAATCTACTGCTACAAATCAACCAAGGATTGTTAACTCAGGAGTTATTGACAAATTAAACAGTAAACCTTGCATTAGATTTACAGCTGCTTCATCTCAATTTTTAGCTGCTGCATCAAATACTTATTTAGGCATAACGGATTGTTTATCTACTTTTTCAGTAGGAAATTATGTAGGAACTGGGGGTGCTTATGGTGTGATAATATCAAAAGGTTATGGAGAGCAAGGTGCTTACTCTATTAACCAAAATGGTGGTCTTAATCAAATAGCAATTTGGATTGAAACAGAAAATACTGCTATTCCTATTACTACAAACAAAAATACTCAATATTTATGGTCAAATACAAATGCAGTAGGAAGCAATGGAATTAAATTCTATCAAAATAATTCATTAGCACATCAATATACAACATCTCAAGATTTAATAGGAACAAATACTCACAAATCAAATATTGGTAGAAGTGAAAAAGATGCTTCTTACTATATAGATGGTAATTTACAAGAGATTGTTTTATTCTCTACATATCAAGAATCAAATGTTACTGCCATAAATACTAACATTAACACATTCTATTCAATCTACTAATGGAAGTAAACGGATATAAATACACTACGGAACAAGCAGCAATTAATGCGAGAGAGGCTTGTGATACTTACTACGGCATTCCTGTAGCACCTGATGACGTAACACAAAATTGGGTTGAATATCAGACTGCTGATTTAGATACACCTATTTTTTATTACATCAGATTTGATGAATCATTGAAAGTAGTATTAGGACAGCCTACAGATTTTCAAGTTACTATACCACCTATTAATTAAATAAATAGTTATATTTGCCACTATGGAACCTATAACGATAATTGAATCAATAAAAAAACACGGAGTAACGGGATTACTTTGTGTCTGTCTATGGTGGATGAATAGTAGACTATCTGATGTGGAAGAAAAACTATACAATTGCTTAACGACTTCTAAAGCGGTTAGTGCATATAAACACGAATCTAACCACGTTCAACTATTCGCTATACTTCCTGATAAACTAAAAGTAAAAAATGGAACTAAAAGAAAGATGGCTATCTAAAACTCCTAAGTTTTGGAAGAAAGTACAAAGAGTAGGAATCATTGCAGGAGCAGTAGGAGCAGCTATAATCGCAGCACCTGTAGCTTTACCGGCAGCATTAATTACGGCAAGTGGTTATTTAATCGCAGTAGGAGGAGTAGCTGCTACATTGTCACAACTTACTAAAGAGTAACTTACCTAATAGTAATATGCAGTTAAGTAAGCATTTAAGCAGAGCAGAATTTGAGCGTTCAGATGCTGCTACAAACTACGGAATAAGCAATTCGATGAACTCTGGGCAACTTGCCAAAGCTATGGCATTAGCTATTAATTGTTTTGAGCCTATTAGAGAGCATTTAGGAAAGCCAATTAGAGTTAATAGTGGTTATCGTTCTCCTGCCGTAAATAAACGCATTGGAGGCGCTCTAACGTCTCAGCATAGTTTAGGCGAAGCAATAGACTTAGATTTACACGATAGAGATTTATTCGAGTGGATTATAGATAACGTTACTTTTGACCAATTGATAGCAGAAGGTGGTACAGACGATTCTTTTGCTTGGTTTCATATTTCCTACCGAGAGGGACATAATCGTAAGCAAGTATTACGAATGATAAAGAAAGGCGGAAAATCTACCTATATACCTTACAAACGCAAATAGAACCGAGTAACATCGGTTTTTTTATTCAAACTTATTATGACAGTAAATCAAACAATAGTAATAAACTATTTAGAAAAGCATCCTAAAATGGCTACTCAAACTTTAGCTAAATTAATATATGCAGAACATTCTTTAGATTTTAAAAATGTAGATGCAGTAAGGAATTGTATTAGAATTATTAGAGGAGAGCATTCACAATCAAAAGGTATCAAAAAATTTATAAGGACTGCAGAAGAAAAAAAGAGCTCTAATGGGTGGAATAAACTTCCCGAATCAGACTATAAAGAGCAGCTTCCTTTTATAATGCCTAAAGGGAATAATAGAATATTGATCCTATCAGATATTCATTTACCTTACCACGATGTAGATGCTTTGAGTATTGCTTTAGAATGGGCATACGATCATAAGCCTAACGCTATTATATTAAATGGAGATACTATGGATATGTATCAAGCATCTCGTTTTATTAAAGATAGAAGACTACGTGATTTGTCAGGAGAAATAGATATTACACGAGACTTTCTAAGACAACTTAGAGATGAGTTCGATTGTCCTATATACTTCAAGATAGGAAACCACGAGGCAAGGTGGGAAAACTATTTAAAAACGGTAGCACCAGAGTTGTTAGGGATCGCAGACTTTGAGTTAAAAAGCATCCTTAGGTTTGGGGAGTTGGGAGTTACTGAGATTAAAGACAAGCAAATCATTAAAGCAGGTAATCTAAACATTATGCACGGGCACGAATTTGGGCAAAGTGTATTTAGTCCGGTAAACGTAGCACGAGGATTGTATGTAAGGGCGAAGGCTAACGCAATCATTGGACACCATCACGCAACGTCTGAGCATAGCGAGAAGGATCTACAAGGCAATGTAGTTACAACGTGGTCAATGGGTAGTTTATGTGGATTATCTCCGGAATATATGCCTTACAATAAATGGAATCACGGATTTGCATTCGTTACTACGTTTGACAATGGAGACTTTGAAGTAAAGAACTTAAGAATAATAAACGGTAAAGTGAGATAAATGCGTACATTAGCAGAACTTTTTTCGTAAAGTACAATCTGTTTTGTTTTAGGTAAGAAAGGGAGTTTGGGAACATTCTCCCTTTGTTTTTTTAAAATAATTAAAATAATTTGTTTAAAAGTATTGCAGTTATAAACAATTGTATTATTTTTGTAAGGTCAGTAAGGCACAAAACAAAAAACAAAACAGATGAAAGCAAGTAAAATTGAAATTGAAATCGGACATAACAACGAATTAAAATATGTTGTATTTAAAAATGAAGATGTTTTTAAAGCAATGAAAAAATTGCAAAAAGAATATAAAGATTGTATTGTTTATAGCATTAAAACACAATACTAAAAACAACGAGGGGTGCGACTCGGTAACGCACACTAATACAAAACAGATGAAAAAACAGATTAAAGAAGCCTTAGAACTTCACGCAAAAGCAAACGAATTGCTTTACTTATGCGAAGGAATGCAGAACCGAATAGATAATATGCTTCGGTAT